ATCATTAGTCGCTCGATCCCGTCCACCGAGATCACTTCCGCCCGCGGAGCCCCCACGATCTAGTCCGTGTGCGGATCGGCGCGCTTGTCGGCGCGCTTACGGGTCGGCGTCTTCGAGCCGCCCGCGTGCTTCGGCACCACGCCGATCTCGGAGTCCTGATCGAACGCCACCGGGTATTTGCCGTACTGCACCACGGCGGGCTTATCCGTCACCGGTTGCTTGCCGAACTGCACCACGCCCGGGTTGACCTTTCCCGCGGGCATCACGCCACCGCCACGGGATAGGTGTAGACCGGCTTCCCGACGATCTGGAATTCGAAGTCGGAGTCGAGCGGGTCACCGTAATCATCCGCGCCGAAGTCGAGCGGGTCCATGACCAGCGTTCCCGACGCGGTCGTTTCCGCAACCGTATTCGGAGTGAATACGAACTCCATTTGCTCCCCGGCGTGATCCTGCGAATAGGCGAACAGCCCGCCCGGGATATCGACATCGGTTTCGAGATTCCCCGAGAGCGTGAACGTGTAGATGATCTTTCCCGGCGTCGCCGTTCCACACAGCTTGTACTTCGGGTCTTCCTGTTCCTTATCCATTTCGATGCGGGCGTTATTGATCAGACACGATGCGTCGATCTCAGCCCCCACGGGTCCGAACGTTAGCGTTCCCGGTCCCAATGCAACCATGATCCAAATCCTTTACTGTGAAGTGTTCCAATTGAGCGTGAATCCGGGCATGATTCCACCGTCCGGAGTTTGGAAGTCAGCCGGTGCCGCTCGGAGCACCGCCACGCCCACGTCAGCGAGCGCGGCGCGGGTCTTATCGAGAAGGTCGAAACCGCTTTTCAGAGCTTCGAGCACGCCCGCATCGGGAAGGTACAACCACGCGGTCCACTCCGCGCCGACCCGACCGCGTCCGAATGTGTAATTCAGCACGGGCGGTCGGATCAGCACGGACGGCGGATTCATATCCCGGGGATCGAGCGCGCACCGCACGCCCGCCCGGGATATCGCATCCTGATACGCTTTCATCGCATGAAGCGGATCATTGTTCGTGGTCATGCGGTCACCGGACGGGCGAACGTACCAGTCTGCAAAGCCCGGTCGATATCCGGATCGAATCGCGCCACGAATGACGCGGTGTCACCGAATAGCTCCACACCGGAAGGGGAATTGCGACGCCGGTATTCGCGAGCGGCGTACATGCGCGCGCCCTGATACGTTTCCGCGTCGGGCGTGTATCCCCCTTCCGGCGTGTGCCATTCCGGGCGGCAACGCTCCGCGTAGGGCTCTGTCTGCGCGCAAACCGCGAGGATCAAAGCGTCATCCGATGCGTCCTGAGCGTTCAGCCGCAACCATGTCTTCACATCGTCGGGACTGAGCCACTTCGGTTCGAACGAATACGGCGGCGGCGTAGCCATGTCGGCACTCCCTATCGCGTTCCCTTACTTGCCCTTTGCGGCGAGCGGCAGGGGCGGTGCGGGCTGAGTGATCGTCACAGCCGCGACGGCGGCGGGGTCGGTCACTGCGAACGCCGCGCGAGCTTCCGCGAGGATGATGAACGTGTTACGGATGAAGATGTCCGCGTGCGAATCGCTGATGAATACGTCAGTCGTTCCGCGATCGAACCACGTCTCCGCGACGTTCCAGTCACCGACATATGCGGTGCCCGGGGTGAGCGACGGAACCGGGACCGGAGTCAGACCCCAGTAGCCACCCTGAACCTGCGGCCCGCCGAGTCCACCGGACATCACTTCGATGTCCAACAGCCCGAAGTCGGACGGGTGGAGAGCGATCGCGTTCGGGGTGTATCCCGCGCTCTGAATCTCTCCGACCGCCGAACGGACGCCCGCGAGATCGGCACCGACCGCCACTTCGCCGGATGCGACCAGCGCGGCGATTGCGGCGGCTTCGAGTTCGCGCGCCAGCGCCTGACGGAGTCGGACTTCGACCTGTGCGCGGATGCGGGGAACGTCTTCCAGCGCCTGACGGGTGATCAGCACCCAACCGGCGTAGGTGTCGAGCGAGAGGGTTTCCAGCTCCGGGGCCAGCGTCACTTCGGGCTTGACTGCGCCCTCAGCGACCAGCGCGACACCCTCAGCCGCCGACCACACAAGGTAGTCGAACGATCCCGTCGAGACGCGCTCACGGTTGATCAGCGAGAGAAACGGGGTGACGATCCGCGGGATTGCCGGGGCTTCGATGCGCTGAACGGGCGGGTACGTGTTCGCCGTGGTGAGCGTGGTGCGCTCTTCGAGCCCGAAGATGTCTTCCACCGAGAAGCGCGCACCGTCGCCGCGTCCGCGGTACTCGGTGAATGCGGGCGACTCGATGAACGCTTCGGACAGGCGAAGCTCCACCGGCTCCGGGGGCGTCTCACGGGCCACCAGCGCGGCACGGTCGCGACGCTCTCCAAGCTCGGAGACGGCGGATACCGTCTTCTCGAACTTGTCGTTCGCGTTGAGCGCGGTCTGAAGCTTGACGATCTCGTTGTCGAGACCCTTCACCTTCTCGCCCCACGAAGTGAGTTGTGCGCGCTCTTCGGGCTCCGGGTCGGAGCCGCGTTCGGCGCACTTATCCAGCATGTTTTCCATCGCGGCCGAGAGCGTCGCACGCTCATCGATCTTCGCGTTCAGATAGGCAACGGACATGACAAATTCCTCCAAAGGAAAGGTCAAAAGATTCGGATTGGGAGTCCGGTCCTCCGACGCAATCCCTTGCGGATTGGCGTCCGGTACTTCGCGCGGATCGTGCGCGGCGTCCTACGACTTACGCTACTTTTCCGTCCATTGACGAATCTTCGCGCTGAGTACATCTTGCGACATGCGCGCACGGGTGTCAATAGGTATCGTCGCGGCGATCAGCGCGCGCCATTCTTCGATCTCCGCATCGAGCGCGGAGCGCACGTCCAAGATCACCGCTTCCTCATAGGCGGGCGTCTCGACAAGCGACACATGATCGAGCCGGGCCGAGCGCACATGACGGACGCCGTCGATCGTGGATTCGGAACGGGCGATGAACCCGACAGAGAGCCCGCCGTAGACACCTTCCTCCGAGTTCGCAAGCGCGGACTGACCCTCCGGGGTGCGGTTCAGACGGAACCGCATCCAGAGCCCGGCGTCGCGGTCCTCCACCATCACGGAGTGACCGACCGGCACGCGGTTGCGGGCGTGATTGTAATCGGTCAGCTTCACCTTCGCGCCCGACTTCACTAGGTCATCGAACGCGCCGCGATCGAACATTTCCGGCACGGCGGCGCGATCGGTTCGCCGTCCCCACGGGACCGCGAGACCTTCGATGTAGTGCTGATTGTCCGTTGACCGAATCTCCATATCGGTGAGCGGTACGAATGCCGTTTCAAGCAACATTGGGTGTCCTATCCTTCTCGCCACGATCGAGTCCCGCGATCTTTTTCAGCTTCGGCTTGCCGTCTTCCAGATTCTCCGGGTCCGGTGGCAGACCGGGGAGCGTTGCGGGCAGGATCGGCAAATCTTCGAGCGCGCGGACTTCGTCAACGGTCAGGAATCCGGACTCAATACCGACCCGATAAGCTTCGTAGCGCGATGTCGTGTCGGCGCGCAAAAGTTGATTGAAATCGATCTTCAATGACTGCCCGATCGGGAGCGCCGCGTCGATCGCCGCTTCCACGCGACGCGCGATCGTCATAAGTCCGTCCTGAACGTATTCGGCGTTCGCGGATTCGAGCGTGGTGTATTGCAGGGACGTTCCGAGCGAAAGCCCGAGCTTTGTCGGCGGGATGCCGAACAAGTGACACAGGTTCCAATAGGACAGCTTCGCCATTTCGGCATACTGCATCGCCTGTGGATTGATCGTGATCGGTACGAATTCCGTTGTCGCATTCAGCACGGCGATAGACTTCGATGTCGCGCCGTGTTGCCGCATCCAATTCTCTTTGAGCTTGTCGGCCTGAACCTGATCCATGTCGGGCTTAGAGGATTTCAGGTAACCGAGCGGCACGCCGCGCTGTAGAAGATTCTCCGAGTAACCGCGAAGCTCACGGGCCATTCCGAGATCATGCAGGTGCGCTTGCAGGATTCCGATGCCGCGTTTCTTCCCCGGCTGAACAACCCATCGGGTCACGATAAGTTCGCGCGGATCGAGATACGTCCAGCCGTCCGATGCGTCCGCATCCGGCACCGCGTAGCGCCCGTTGACGATCTCGACGTGACGCGGGTTCAGCACGTAGCACGGTGCGACGATCGGGCCGGTAGGCTCCCCGGTTTCTTCGTCAGGGAGACGCGGGGTGTAGACGATGCCCTCCCCTTCGAGTAGCAGACTCCGGAGATACTGCGACCAGAATTCGACGTTGGAGAAGCGCACGTCCATCGAGCCGCCCGCGAACAGCCGCCGACCGTCACGGGCCAGAGCTTGCGGGTCATTGATCCACGATGGGGTTTCCAGACGTTCCCGCCCGCGGTACACCTTCCACGGCATCGATGCGACGCGGTCGGCGGTGAGTTGCAGACACCGCGTGATGACGGGAATAGCTTCGCCCAAGTATCCCCCGGCGTACTCAGCGCCCGGGATCGGATTGCCGATGGTGCGACCGGCGTTCGGGTTGTTCGCGCTGTCCCCGTCCCACCACAGCCACGGGGAATCGATCTCCCACCCGTCCGGATCGTTGAACAGAACGTCGCGACCATCGGTCGCGGTATGGATAACTCCCGGCCCAAGCGAGGGCGTATCGAAATCCGGCATACGTCGAGTCTTCACCCGAAGTCGGACATTTCGTCATTTGTCGCAGAACTTCGAGATTCCCGCTTCCGGGCGGCTTCGCGGACCTGATTCGTGCCGGGATGCACCCGCGATTCATGGTCGGCGGCGAGTGACCACGCGGCATGATTCGACACGCCGACATCGCTCCATCCGCAATCGCAAACGATCACCACGGAGAAGCGCGTCCGGTCGTAGCGGATCACGCGCCACCCCCCTAGAAAATCTCCGAGTCCGGAGCCGGGCGATCGTGCTGGGCGACGTACCGGGCCAGCACGCACGCCATGAGGGGCGACTGAGAGACCGCCACGCGGCGTTCGAACTGCCACGCCCGGCCCGGGGTGCGCTCTGCCGCCGCCGCCGCGAGACGGAGCCGTTCGTGGTAGTCCGATGCGATCCAGCGGAGCGAGCCCTCCCGCAAGCCCGCTTCGAACGTGTAGCACGCGGCGATCACATCGGGGCCGCGTTGCGGTCGGAGCTTGTCGCCCACGACCGGAGTGTCGGCCAGCTTCGCGGCGAGATCGTGCCCGGGGCCGTAGTCGTCCACGACGATCGCGGAGACGCCGGTCTTCAATAGCTCTGTCAGCCGGTCGAAGACCCAGTCCGAGCCGGGCCGATGGTCGATCACTTCGACGGTGTCGGCGGTCGCGGCGGCGATCGATGACGACCGCCCGAACGGGTCGATCTCGACGCCGAGCACGGCGGGCGCGTCGGGCGGGAACGGCGCGATCGAGCGGGCCGCTTCGAAGTCGGCTTCGGTGATCGCGGTCCACTGCGCGAACGCGACATCGCCGGGCCAGCGTCCGAGATATTCGGCGGCGAAGTGACCGACGCCAAGCTCCGCGAGATCGGCGCGGAGTTCTTCGGGGCGCAACAGCCCGTCACCGAGCGCCGGGTAGTTGTCCCACCATACGGATTCGTCGGCGGGGTCGGCATCGTCCGGGATCGTGAACTCAAAGTACGCGGCACCGCTCCGCGAATCAGCCGCCACATTCGCGCGTCCGCGTTCCCGAATATCGTAGAGCCACGTTCGCGAATCGTTCATCATCGTGACGTTGGATGCGCGCCAGATTTGACCGTGCCCGCGCATCGTGGCAAGCGTCGGTCGTGCCGCCGCCATAAGTTCCAGTCCGCGACGTTGCGAGAAGACTAGGATTTCATCGAACCCAAGATGCAACAGCCCGTCACCGCGGACAGCGGAGATCGTGGGCGCGAACACTCCGATCACGGACGCGCGGGTGAGACGCCAATCCTTCCCGGTCACGGACGGATCGAACGTGATCGATGTGTCACCGATCGCGGATCGCAGATTGTGACCGGCGTTCCAGACGGCGGGCGACATCGAAGCTTGCAACGGTTCCACCAAATCCTTCATAAACCGTTGTCGAGCTTTGATCAGATTTTGCGCCGTGTGCGCCGCGCCGAATGGAACGATAGTGCCGTTGCCGAGATCGACGGGACCATTCATTCCGCGGAACAGCGGGACGCCCATAAGGGAGATCGTCTTTCCGCACCGACGCCCGACGATAAGGTCAATCGTCGTGTAGGCGAATGGGGAGCCGGGGCCGTCGATTCGTTCGAGCGCAACGTCTAACACATACTGTTGCCACCGGGACGTTATCTTCCCGGTTTTGCGCGCAATGATCTTCCCGGCGCGCGGCCCATCGGAGTACCGATCGGGACTACGAAGCGTGCGGTAGCTCGGAAGAATCGATCTCCGGGTCAGCGTGGACACGCGCCCACTCGACTTCGCGCTCCGCTTCGTACACGATCAATTCGGTGTTGTTCTCGGTGACGACCGGCTCCGGGAGCCGGGAGCGGGCTTGCAACAGCGCGCCGAACATCTGAGACTTCGCAATTCCGCGGGACGCGGTCACGGCGCGCGACAAGTCGAGCACGATCTGACAATCGAGTTCGTGCCAGGGCTGTATAGCGTTCTGCAAACGGAGCGCATCGATTGTCGCAGTCGCGGCGCGTTCGAGTTCTCCCGCATCGTCCGATGCGGGAGTATCCATCGCAAATAGCGGGGGTTGATACCGCGTCATAATCCGGATTGTAAGACATTGCACCCAACTTTTCCAGACTCCGGGTTTTTTCTGTGGGTTCCGGGTAAAAATCCAATAC